TTGATTCTAAGAAGTCTCTAAAGGTTCTGTAGCTGGCAACTAGATTTAAGAGACTTGAAAGATCTCGAAGTCTTTAAAGATCTGCGGGTGTGCACACAGATCTTCATAGATCTTTATAGACTTTAGAGGGGGGGCAGGTGGCCATGGGGGGTGGGGTGGGTATATACTACTGCTTATACATTTTTACAGGGATTGGTATGGAAACCAGTTAGCGCCGCAGCTTTAAAGGGCTTTAAAGGGGGAGTGTAAGACAGATAAGATGCAGATGACTAATATAACTATATAGCGGGGCGGGCTACAATATATAGTATAACGGTGAGATCACGTTTTGTCAAGCATTATATGTATACTTCTATACTTTATCTGTACGTATATACAGAGATATGTACATATAGCCCACTTAAATGTAGTTATATATAACTAAATGTTATAAAAGACTTGACAAAACAGTAAACCAGCGGTATACTAGAGTATATGAAAATAAAAGAACTAACAGAAAAGCAAGAATCTTTCTTAGCCCATTTACCAACCGTAGGAGGTGATCCGAAACAGGCAGCATTATTGGCTGGTTATTCGGAAACTAGCTATCCTTCTGTTGTTAAAGCGTTGCGTCAAGAGATATTAGACCTAGCTACAGGTATACTAGCTCAGTCGGCCCCTAAAGCCGCTATGAAGCTAGTACATATAATGGATAGTAATGTACCTATCCCCCAAGCTAACATGCGTATACAGGCCGCACAGACCATCCTAGACCGTGTAGGCTTAGGTAAGAAGGATACACTTGAGGTTAATGTTAATACTACAGGTGGTATCTTCGTACTCCCCACTAAGAAAGAGACAATCATCGAGGGTGACTATGAGGAGATCTAGTAGTACAATCCCGTTTGGTTACAAACTAAACGATGAAGATGATAGTCAATTGGATGAGATCCCCGAAGAGCTACAGGCTTTAGACTCTGTAGTCCCTATGATCCAGAACAAGACTTTATCTTTACGTGATGGTAGTATGTATATCACTAACCTAACTGGCAGGTCTTTAAGCCATATGGGTCTAAAGAAGATTGCTGAGAAGCGAGCTTTTGGATAAGTTGGACTGGGAAGTTAACCCAGAGAACTATGCGACAGATGAGAACGGTGAGTTCGTCCTGAAAAAGGACGGCACCCCCAAGAAGAAAGCAGGCAGAGCAAAGGGATCTAAGGGTAAAGGTTACAACTACCACTCAGAGACTAAAGCTAAACTGTCTGCTAAACGTACAGTTAGAGCTAAACAGAAGAAGCTCAAGGCGGCACAGGGCAAGGTAGACAACTACAAGAAGTCTATTGAGAATACTAAGAAGACCTTGGATGTCTTGAGCGACTCAGAGAAGTCAAAGCTGTTTAGCGCAGAAGAATTAGAAGCCCTACCAAAGAGCTTACGAGAAGAAGCTGAAGAGAGTGTTATCTTCAAGGCTAACGAAGGCCCTCAAGAGGACTTCCTTGCCTCTTCAGAGACGGATGTATTGTTTGGTGGAGCAGCAGGTGGCGGTAAGTCATATGCAATGATTGTTGATCCGTTGCGTTATGCGCACAGGTCTGCTCACAGAGCGTTGATCCTTAGACGATCAATGCCAGAGCTAAGAGAGATTATAGACAAGAGCCGTGAACTCTACCCGAAAGCCTTCCACGGGGCTAAGTACAAAGAAGTAGAGAAGATGTGGACTTTCCCTAGCGGGGCTAAAGTAGAGTTCGGCTTCTTGGAACGAGATGCAGATGTTTATCGTTATCAGGGTCAAGCATATAGCTGGATAGGCTTTGATGAGATCACGCATCTACCGACAGAATTTGCATGGAACTACTTAGCGTCACGTCTACGGACTACAGACCCTGAGATAGTTCCTTACATGCGTTGTACAGCTAACCCCGGTGGTGCTGGAGCGCATTGGGTAAAGAAGAGATACATTGAGCCTCACCCACCTCATGAGCCTTTCATGGGCAAGGACGGCCTCACAAGGAAGTTTATCCCAGCTAGTTTGCAGGATAACCCTTACTTAGCTAAGGATGGACGTTACGAGCAGATGCTAAAGGCTCTACCACCCACACAACGTAGACAACTACTAGATGGTGATTGGGACGTAGCGGAAGGAGCAGCCTTCACAGAGTTCAGTAGATTAGACCATGTTATAACACCTTTTCAGATCCCGATCCATTGGGAACGTATAAAAGGAATAGATTATGGTTATGCTTCTGAATCAGCCTGTGTATGGGGAGCAGTAGACCCCAGTGATGGCACACTAATTATATATAGAGAACTGTACCAAAAGAACTTACTAGGCACAGAACTCGGAGAGCTTATAACCAACATGGAACTAGAAGACCCTTTTTCAGTCCAAGGAGTCCTAGATACAGCATGTTGGTCACGAACAGGAACAACAGGCCCTACAGTCGGTGAGACTTTGCAGCAGCAAGGACATAAACTACGTAGAGCTGATAAGAACAGGATTCAAGGAAAAATACAAATCCACGAATACTTGAAGATTACTCAAAGCGGTAGACCACGCATACAAATATTTAATACATGCCCGAACCTGATACGAGAACTTCAAGGAATTCCTCTGGATAAATCAAACCCAGAAGACGTAGATACCAGAGCATCTGATCACGCATATGATGCGTTACGCTACCTTATAATGGCTAGGCCAAGGAATGCAAATCCCTTAGACCGTATGAGAGACATTAAAAGAGAGCAGATTTATAGACCAGTTGACTCCAACTTTGGCTACTAAAGGAAACTAAATGACTAACGAAACAGGCAATAGCCTATTTGATACAGCTAACGAAATCTACTTTAAACGCAATGAAGGCGAAAGTAGCTACGAGCTTGACCTCGACGAAGAGATCCGTAATCGTTTAGTCGGCCTAGTTGAAGACCGTTTCATGGAAGCATCTGATGCCCGTGATGGGGATGAGCAACGTTGGTTAACAGCTTACCATAACTTCAGAGGCTTATATGGCCGCAATGTTAAGTTTCGTGAGTCTGAAAAATCTAAAGTATTCGTTAAGGTTACTAAGACAAAAGTCCTAGCAGCCTTTGGTCAGTTAGTAGATGTTATCTTCGGTACTGGTCAGTTCCCAATTGGTATTACAGAAACTAAATTACCTGAAGGCATTGCTACTTATAAGCATGTATCAACAGGCGGAGCGGGCATTGAAACGTCTGAAGCCGAAGAAGTCCCAGAAGAAGAAGTAATTGAGACCCCAGTTAACCCATACGATGTAGGTTATGTTGGTGACGGTAAAGTCTTAAAAGCTGGAGCAACTTTGTCAGCAGGTACATCTTTATTTGAAGAAGAGATTAAAGCAGCAGAAGAAGAAGGTAAGATCTCTTTTGCTGAAGGCCCTAGCGCCAACCCAACAACTTTAGAAATTGCACCGGCTAAAGAAGCTGCACGTAAGATGCAGAAGCTTATCCACGATCAGATTGAAGAGTCTAGTGGTTCTAGTGAGCTTCGTAATGCTATCTTTGAATCTGCGTTGTTTGGCACAGGTATTGTTAAAGGCCCTTTCAATTTCAATAAGACAATCGGACGTTGGAGTACAGATGAAGAAGGGAATCGTGTTTATGATCCTATTGCTGTACGTGTCCCCCGTCTTGAGTTTGTAAGTATCTGGGATTTCTTTCCAGATCCAAGTGCAACTACAATTGAAGAGTGCGAGTACATCGTACATAGACACAAGTACAACCGTAGTCAACTTAGAGCTTTAGCTAAGATGCCTTACTTTGATAAGGACGCTATTCGTGAGTGTCTCCAAATGGGGCCTAACTACGAAGAAAAAGACTACGAACACGAATTAAAGGACGATAATCGTTCAGACGACACGGGTTCAGGGCAATACGAAGTCCTTGAATACTGGGGCGTTATGGATGCAGAGTACGCTCGTGAAGTCGGAATGGAATTACCAGACGAGGTAGATGACTTAGATGAAGTTCAAATCAATGCTTGGATTAGTAATGGCAAGTTGCTCAGGAGTGTTGTCAATCCATTTACTCCTCACCGAATTCCGTACAACGCTTTTTCTTACGAGCGCAATCCTTATAGTTTTTTTGGTATTGGTGTTGCGGAAAATATGGATGACTCGCAACAAATCATGAACGGTCATGCTCGCATGGCTATTGACAACTTAGCACTAAGCGGCTCTCTAGTCTTTGACGTAGATGAATCAGCTCTTGTTGGCGGTCAGAACATGGAGATCTATCCCGGAAAAGTGTTCCGCCGTCAGGCAGGGCAGGCCGGTCAGAGTATCTATGGCATGAAGTTTCCTAACACATCACAAGAAAACATGATGATGTTTGACAAGTTCCGCCAGTTAGCAGATGAGCAAACAGGTATTCCTAGTTACTCACACGGTCAGACAGGCGTACAGTCTATGACACGTACTGCATCAGGCATGTCTATGCTTCTAGGTGCAGCGTCATTGAATATTAAAACAGTAGTTAAGAACTTAGATGACTTCTTGCTTAAACCTCTTGGTGAGGCTTATTACCAGTGGAACATGCAGTTCTTCGAAGGCCAACTAGATGTAGAAGGCGATTTAGAAATTAAAGCTATGGGTACAAATAGCTTGATGCAGAAAGAAGTGCGTAGTCAACGTCTAACAATGTTCTTACAAACTGCGCAGAACCCCGCTATTGCACCTTTTGTTAAGATCTCTAAGATCGTTAGCGAGCTTGCATACAGCTTAGACTTAGACCCTGATGAGATCTTAAACGATCCTGAAGAAGCCGCAATCATGGCACAAATTATAGGAGCACAGAATGCTGGACAAACAATTGGCGGCGAGTCTGTCGCCCCTAACGAGCAACAAGGAGCTATGGTCGGCCCTGCTGGAGCACCTGAACAACCTCAAGACCTTGGAGCTACAGGCACTGGTGGCGGCAACATCGGAACAGGAAATGTACCGCAGGCAGGGGAGAGTGAATTCTCTGGTTAACCTAGAGACACTTAAAGATCAAGTTTCTGAAGCTAAGAACAGGACATAATAATATGTATGATAAAATGAAAGTTAAATATAATGAAGGCTCAATGCTTACTGCACCTGAAATGGAATTAGAAGATACATACGATAATATTCCTGAAGGTGAACTAGAAGCAGCAGAAGCTTCACAACTACCTGACGATGAAATGGTAGACACTTTCCAAGACTTCGTATTAGGCGAAGCTCTTACAGAAGAAGAACAAGATATGCTTTCAGAAGCTTTAGAAAGCAATGCAGAATTAGCAATGGTCTTTGATAAAGTCTTAGACGTTGCAGCAGAATTCTCTGGTGAAGGTTCCGTAGAAGGGATCGGTACTGGAGTATCAGATTCGATACCAGCTAGGTTATCGGACGGTGAATTTGTTTTCACCAAGAAGGCTGTTGATTCAATTGGCGCTGAAAACCTCCAACTTATGATGGATGAGGCAGAGCAAGCTTTTGATGAAGGCGGTCGAGTACCTAAAGCATTTGGCGGTTTAACTGAAGACCCACTCCAAAATGAAAAAACATACGGAGTAACTGAAGTTGACGACACGAATAGAGACATTAAAAAACAAATGATGTCTGCTAATCGAATGCCAAGTCTTTTATAATCAGTAAGGCTACCTAGACCCTTAGCCCCTTACTAACTTTTAACCTAGAGGCCACCTTTTAATTCGAGACCCTGTTACGTTTAGCTAACTAAACAGCCACCTTGAAAGACGAAAAGCCCCAATAGGAGTGTGACAATATGTCTAACGAACAAGTAGTAGAAGAAACTGCAAACCCTTACAACTCTAAAAAGTCTTGGCATACGCCAGATGAAGGAAGTTCAGGATCAGCAGACGGAGTATTCTTTGAACGACCAGATAGTAAACAGGCTACCCTCGACGAGGCCCCTGAAGAAGCTACTGAGAAGAAGCAAAGAACCAATTATAAGAAACGATACGATGACTTAAAGAAACATTATGATGAGAAGGTTTCTGGTTTTAAACAACGAGAATTAGAACTGCAAGCTGCGGCTGAGAGCACTGCTCCAAACGTCCAGTTAAAAAGCGCAGAAGATTTAGAGGCGTTTAAAAACCAATACCCTGACCTATATGATACAGTAGAGACTGTGGCTCACATGAAAACTGAGACACAAACTAAAGCACTTCAAGCTAAAATGGATATGATCCAAGAGCGTGAAAACACGATAGCACGAAGAGAAGCTGAAGAAACTTTACGGGATCGTCATCCTGACTTCGAAGATATTCGAGGTGATGACAATTTTCATAGCTGGGCTAAAGAACAACCTGAAGCAATTCAAGGTTGGATCTACGATAACCCAGACAATGTACAACTTGCAGTTAAAGCTATTGATCTTTATAAAATGGAATCTGGAATTTCTACTAAAGGTAAACGTAAGACTAAAGCGTCACAAACCACTGGATCAGCAGCGGACATGGTATCTACTAAAACAACTAATGTAGGCACTGATGAAGCTAAGATCTGGACACAACGGGAAATTAATTCGCTTAGTCTCGACCAGTATGATAAGTACGAACAAGAAATTGATCAAGCTATCATGGAAGGACGAGTGCGTTAATTCTAAACTTTTCTTTTTTTAGGAGTAACATCTCATGGCTAAATTTCAAACAGGCGCTGACGGTTCAGCAACAAGTAACTTTGACTTAGGCGGAACTAACCAAACTAACGGTCTTTTCTTACCAGAAGTCTATTCGAAAAAAGTACAAAACTTTTTCCGTAAAGCTTCAGTAGTAGAAGCAATCACTAACACTGATTACGCTGGTGAAATCTCATCTTTCGGTGACTCTGTACAGATCATCAAAGAACCAGAAATCACTGTGCATGATTACACTCGTGGTGCGGACACTGATGCAACACTTTTAACTGACGAAGAAACTTCGTTAGTTGTTGATACAGCAAAAGCATTCAAATTCGTCGTTGATGATATTGAAAGCAAAATGTCTCACGTAAACTTCAAAGAAGTAGCTGCTTCATCTGCTGCTTACGCTTTGAAAGATGAGTATGACAGAACAGTACTAGCAAAAATGTTTGCTGGTGTAGCTACTGGTGGCATTGTTGGCGGTGACGCTGCAACTGACGTAGACACTATTGACGGTGCTGATGCTGCTGATAAACCAATTGACATCTCTGGTGTTACTGGCGGTGCTGTAGATCCTCTTGACATCATGGCTCGTTTAGCTCGTATTCTTGATGAGCAAAATGTTCCAGAAGAAGGTCGTTACTTCGTAGCTCCACCTTGGTTCTACGAGCAATTAAGCCAGTCTAGCTCTAAGTTAATGTCTGTTGACTTTAACGGCGGCCAAGGCTCAATCCGCAACGGTCTAGTAAGCTCTGGTAAGTTACGAGGCTTTGAAATGTATAAGTCGAATAACACTCCTGCTGCTACTCAAGGCGGCGCAGTGCAAGAAATCTTGGCTGGTCACATGTCTGCGGTATCTACTGCACAGACTATCGTGAACACTGAAGTCTTGCGTAGTCAGACTAGCTTCGGCGACATCTGTCGTGGCTTGCATGTATTCGGTGCGAAAGTTTTACGCCCTGAAGCGCTAGCAAAAGCATATGTATCTTCTTTAGATTAATATGTAGACTAAGAGCGAGGGGTGTAAAAGCCCCTCAATCTTTTTAGAGGTATTGAAATGTCTAATGTAATAGGTTCACCAACTAAACCAGCAGTGATGAATATAAGAAAAGTAGTCAAAGTAAATAGTTCAGTATATACTGGAGAGTCTAAAAAGAACTTTGACGACAACTGGGATGCAATCTTTAAAAAGAAAGATAAAAAAACTACCGAGGAAAAGTAAATGGCAACATCATATTTAGATTTGACTAATGAACTTCTTCGTGAGTTAAATGAAGTACCGTTAACAACGGGTGACTTTGGACAAGCCCTTGGCATCCAAGCATACGTTAAAGACTGCGTTAATCGTGCGTACTTCGATATTATCAATGAAGAACCTCAATGGCCTTTTCTAACTGTTACTGAATCAGGTGGTGTTAACGACCCGATGTTAGGAAATATATCTGTAGATACTGTTGCAGGTCAAAGATTCTATGAGCTAAAAACAAACGGCTCACACACACAAGATTATAGTTCTATAGATTGGGATACATTCTATATGACAACAGTAGGAGTAGCAGGAGAGACTGCACCTTACTCAGCGAATAACTTACGCTACACAACCACAGAAGAGTGGAAAGATTATTATCGTATCAGCGAAAACTTAGATGATGCGGATGCACAAACTTACGGCGAACCTGCTCGTGTGATCAGAAGCCCTGATGGACGCAAGTTCGGTCTAAGCCCCCTCCCCGATAAAGTATATAAAATATGGTTCACTGCGTGGGTATTACCTACAAAGCTTTCAGCGTCTACTGACGTAATCGTATTCCCCGAAATGTACACCTCTGTCTTACTTGCTAAAGCACGTTACTACATCTGGCAGTTTAAAGACAATCCACAGTCGGCTGCATTTGCACTTGATGACTATAAAAAAGGAATGAAGTCTATGCGTTCAAATCTTATTGAGCCTACGCCTTCGTACTTCAAAGACGACAGAGTGAGATTTATTTAATGGCTGCTTCACAACCTTTTGGTTTTGTATGTAAAGGCGGATTAGATACTAATACTAATCAGCTCGCTGCTTTAGGTGCGCCCGGAACAGCTATAGAGCTTCAAAACTTTGAGGTCGATTCAGACTCGGGATACCGTAGAATTAATGGTTACACTCCTTACGGTACAGCTAAGCCAAATGGAACTGCGGATATTAAAGGTATCATGGCTTATGCAGGCGGGGTGCTTGTATGTAGTGGTGCTAACATTATGTTTACAATTGACGGCATAACTTGGGTCAATGTAGCACGAGATGGTCAAAGCAATCAAACTTACAACTACACTGATTTTTTTAATCGTGGTCTTGAGGATAGAACAGGCCAAGGCCAAACAAGTTTTATATACGAAGAAGGTGCAGGCGCTCAAGGCACAGTTATTATATTGGATGGCGATAACCTTCCTTATATTCTTAAAATTGAAGGTACAGGAGCTTTAACTTCTAGGACGTTTCATGGCCATACGTTTACAGTAGAAAACAGTGTAGCGCCTACTGTTGGGACTTTACATGAAACTAGATTAGTAGCTGCTAGTGGAAATGTTTTGTATTATAGTAATGCTTTAGATCCTAAAACTTTTACCGCTGGCGCTAAGGTTCAGTTAGCTGATAATATAGTGGGTGTAAAAAGTTTTCGTGATGATGTAATTATATTCTGCTCAAACAGCATTCATAAATTTGTAAATATGGGAGCTGGTGTAAACAACGGAGAAGCTGTTGTACCTATCACACAAAACGTAGGGTGTCTTGCAGCCGGAAGCATACAAGAGATAGGTGGTGATTTAGTATTTTTAAGCCCTGATGGTATTCGTACAGTTGCAGGTACAGCCCGTATTGGTGACGTAGAGTTAAGCTCAATCAGTCGTCAAGTCCAACCTACCTTTTCAAAGCTTGCAAAAAATATTAATAATCTTATTGTTTCAAGCGCTGTCATCCGAAGTAAAAATCAATATAGACTTTTCTACTCAGAAGCTGACGAGCTTGTATCAGGCTCTAAAGGCATCATAGGTACACTAACTAATAACGGTTTTGAGTGGTCAGAAACATTAGGTATTCAAGCTCATGCTGTGGATTCAAGTTTTGATACAGATGGTGTAGAAAAATATTATCATGGTGATAAAAACGGTTATGTGTATTTACATGATCAAGGTAAAAGTTTTTATAACGAAGGGGTTGCTTTCAATATAAACTCTAGGTACGTCACCCCGTTCTATGATTTCGGAGACGTGGGTAGCAGAAAAACACTACACTATGTAAAAGTCTCAATCAGCCCTGAGTCTACTGTAATCCCAACACTACATGTTAGATACGATTATAACAGCGTAGAGGCTCCGCAACCAACCCCTTATGTAATGACTACGATTCCTGTACCTTCTATATATGGACTTTCAAAGTATGGGGAAAGCGCTTATGGCGGTATCGGTGATCCGATGGTTAGACAGGCTGTTCAGGGCAGTGGACACACAGCAAACTTTTCAATTATAAGTGACGACCAAAAAGGTTCTTACCGTATTAATGGTCTTTTCATAGATTACGTGCCAGCAGGCAGGAGATAAAAGAATGACAGGTTATACTAAAACAAAGACTTTTACAACTGGTGCGACTATTGTCGCAGCGGACTTTACTACTGAGTTTAATAATGTTTCAGTAGCTTTTGATGAGAGCACAGGTCACACTCATAACGGTGACGCAGACTCAGGTGCTTATGTTCCTCTGATTAGTTCTGCTGATACCTTTACTAAGATCACAACTACTGAAGCTACTGACCAATTAAACTTTTATACTAAAGTAAGCGGTGCAGCAGC